ACGGCGGGCTCGAGGCCCTCCTCAACGAGGAGGCGGCGCGATGACGCTCTACACCGCGAAGCAGCGCGTCGAGGTGTTCATGCCCGACGTGCAGCGCCTCGTCCCCGGCGACGTCGTCGAGGCCGCACCCGGCTGCGTGCGGGTGTCGCTCGACGACCGCATGGTGCCCGTCGCCGTCGACCCCGCCGACCGGTTCCGCATCCAGCCGATCGACGTCCCGCCCTGCACCGGCTGCTCGTCGCCGCTCTGCCCGGACTGTGTACCCGGTACACGAGGAGGTCGAGGGTGACCACCGCGATCGACTCCTTCGCAGGTGCCGGTGGCAGCTCGACCGGGCTCACCCAGGCCGGCATCGACGTCGTGTGGGCCGCCAACCACTGGCCCCTCGCGATCGGCACACACCAGGACAACCACCCCAACACCGAGCACCACACGGCGAACCTGTCGGACATCGACTGGCGCACGGTGCCGCGCACCGACATCGGATGGTTCTCGCCGTCCTGCCGCGGTCACGCCCCGGCCGGCGGGCGGAAGCGGCCCCCTGCCGAGATCGAGCGGCTGCACGCCGACGCCGCAGCGATCGACCGGGCGACCGCGTTCGCCGTCATCGCCGCCGCCGAGGTGCTCCGCTTCCCGGTGATCTTCGTCGAGAACGTGCCCGAGTTCCTGGGCTGGTCGCTCTACCCGTGGTGGCTCGCGGGGCTGCACGCGCTCGGCTACCGCACTCGCGAGCTGCTGCTCGACGCTGCGGACTTCGGGCACGCGCAGCGCCGCAAGCGGCTGTTCGTCGTCGCCACCCGGGACGGCGTCGAACTCGACCTCACCAGGCCCGCCGAGGCACCGGTGATGGCATCGCAGATCCTCGACCCGGACCCCGGCCGGCCGGTAACGCGACGGCTCTACGTCGCCGACCAGATCGACAGCATCGACGTCGAGGGCGTGCCTCACCTGGTCACCTACCGGCGCCACGCCCGCGCGCTGCGGGCCGACCGGCACCCGCTCGCCACCGTCACCGCAGGTGGCAACCACCATGCCGTCGCCTCGCTCGTCGACGGCGTGCCCCACCACCGCCTGCTCACCAACCGCGAGTGCGCGAGAGCACAGGGCTTCCCCGACACCTACGAGTTCCGCGGCAAGCACGCCGAGGTGAAGAAGCAGATCGGCAACGCCGTCCCGGTCGGCATCGCACGCTGGCTCGGCGAGCGGGCACACGCAGCCCTGACCACGGCAGCGGAGGTGGCAGCGTGATCGGCCCGCGGCTGTGCGAGTGCGGCTGCGGCCAGCCCACGAAGATCGCCACCAAGTCGGACTCCCGCACCGGCGCCGTGAAGGGCGAACCCCTCCGCTACGTGCGAGGCCACAACAACCGGGCCAAGGCCATCCCCCTCGGCCCACCAACAACCGGCGACCAGCTCGGCGACGACCTCCTCCCGGCCGCTCTGCAGCTCGTCGACGCCGTGCACCGCCGCGACCTGCCCGCCCAGCACGACGCCGTCGCCGCCGCCTGGGAGGCGGCCCGCGGCGCCCCCTACTGGGTGTTCGCCTTCGTCCGCTGCCTCGCCGCGATGGTCCCCGAGGACCGCCGGCTGTCGGACCTCCTGGCGTGGACACAGACCGGGGCCTCCCTTGAGCAGGCCTCACCCATCCCGATCCCGCCCGCACAGCTCCCCGTCCGGGCATCCCCACGCAAGGAGACAGCCGCCTGATGCCTCGCTCGCAGGCCAACCTCCAGTTCGGCGTCTTCGCCGGCCTGAGAGGCCTCACACCCACTGCGAAGCTCCTCTACTTCGCGGTCCTCGTCGAGCCCACCGTCAACCAGTCCGGACACGGCGCGCTGCGCCTGACCCGCTGGTCGAAGGAAATCGAGGTGCCAATCGCCGACACCGAGAAGGCCCTCCACGAGCTCGACGAGAAGCGCTACGTGCTGATCGACGAGGACACCGAGGAGATCCTCGTCCGCACCCTGATCCGCAACGACGGCGTGCAGGACCAGCCGAACGTGCTGTGGGCGGCCGTGCGAGCCGCTGTGATGGTGCAGTCCCCGCGGCTGCGGAAGGTCCTCGCCGACGAGCTGCGGAAGCTGCCCCCGCAGCGCCCCGACAAGGTCACGAAGACCGGCCGCACATTCGTCCACGCGGACCCGCACGCTGTGGCCGACCAGCTCGACCCGCCGCCGCCCGACCGGCCCACCGGGGTTGTGGATAACTCCACGTCAGAACCCATCCGGAACCCTTCCGGAACCCTTCCCGAACCCTCCGAAACCGAACCCTTCCCGAACCCTTCGAGAAGGCCCGGTGGAGGTGGTGGTGGAGGTGGAGGTGGAAGTACCTGTTCCGTAGGTGGATCAGTTGGGGGGTCGCGCGCACACGCGCGCGAGGAGCCCCCCACCCCTCACAACCCTCGCTGCGAGAAGCCCTGCCGGCGCTGCCAGGCCGCCCGCCTCGCCGAAGAAGCCGCCGAGCAGGCCGCCGCCGAGCGCGAGCGCTCCGACCGCGCCGCCGCCCAGGCCGCCATCCGCGACTGCCCTCGCTGCGACGACGCCGGCTGGCTCCTCGTCCGCAACGAGTACGGCGAAGCCGTCCCCGCCGAACCCGCCCGCCGCTGCGACCACCTGCCACCCCTCCGCCTCATCGAAGGAGCTACCGCATGACCACCGACACCGCCACCAGCCAGCTCGACCTCGTGCGCCGGCAGCGCGACCACGCCGAAGCCGAAGCCCACCGCCTCAGCCGCATGCTCAACAACCCCGACCTCCTCGCCGCCCTCGTCCTCTCGGCCAAGGTCCTCGACGCCTGGCGGAACCACACCCTCCAGTCCGAGGTCCGCAACGTCGCCCCCGAACTCGCCGCAGCCCTCGACGCCCTCCACGCCGGACCCGACACCCACGAGACGCACCAGCCCCCGGCAACCGCCGACCTCGACGAGGTCACCGCCGCCATCGCAGCCGCCGACCTGACCTGGTGTGCAGAACTCGGCGACCCGCCCTCCGAGCCCCGCTACATCCAGGCCCTCGCCAAGGGCGCCATGCGAGCACTCGACGCAGCACAGCCGCAGACATGCACGTGCTGTGGCGGCGACCCGAACACCGCCTGCTCCGCATGCCGCCAGCACTCCTGCTGGGCAGGCGAGTTCATGTGCGAGGACTCCCGCTCGGCGGGTGTCACCCATGCGTAGGGATCGGACGGGGGAACCCGTCGAGGATGGCTCTGACCTGCACGAATGCCGTCGGGGCTGGCTGGATCGGGCCGGTGAGCAGCCGAGGCCGTGTCGGGTGTGTCGGCCGTGGCTGGTGGCGAAGCCGCCTCGGCCGCCGACGAGGTCGGAGCTTGAGGCGTTCCGCCGCCGCCACCCAGAAACCGCCTGAGAGCCCGTAGGAGCCCCTGATGCCCGTTCCCGGCCCCATCACACGCCCTGACCGTCCAACGTCAAGCAGCGACTCGTACAGCGCCAGTGCGATCCCTCCCCGCGACGCGGAGCCCCTCGCGGTCGTCCTCACCCGCGCCCAGTGGCGCGCCGTGAAGCAGGTGATCGGCCACATGTGGTCCGGCCCGCAGGACGTGCTCTGGGATCGGCTCGACGAGATGGACCTCGACGACGAGGGCGGTGCGGCGTGATCTGCGAGCGCTGCAACTGGCCCACCGCCGATGGCTGCACCTGCCGTCCGCAGCCCGCCGCCCGCCGCGACGTCGACCTGCGGCACCGCGAGGCCGTCGCCCGCGCCGAGCAGTCCGGCTGGGCCGAGAACACCCGCCTGCTCAACTTCCTGCCCCGGCGTAGGTGGGCGGCATGAGCGCGCTGTGGTTCGGCCCGTCCGAAGGCCCGCCGCCGAGCGCGCCTGACCTCGTCGGCGCCCTTCGCACACCGCCGTGGCAGCCGCTGCTCGCCGCGGTCCGGCGCCTGGGCAGGCCGGAGCGTCGCCGCCCGGCCGAGGTCACCCGTCTGCCCGTCCTGGAGCCCGCCGCTGAGGAGGCCGCGTGATGCCCGACCCGACCACCCCCTGCGACGACGCCGTGGAAGACCTGGCGCGGCGCATCGAGTCGCAGGCGGTCATCTCCGCCGTCCCCGGCCAGCTGGCCGAGCTGGAGCAGATCGCCCGAGAGGTCCGTTCCCTCGGCAGCGAGCTGGAGCGGCTGCGCGGCGTCGAGGAGCGGGCCCGCGAGCGTCACGCCAAGGCGGTGAGCGCGGCGGACTCGCTGGAGTCTTGGCGTACGACCGAGGACGAGCGGGCGCGGATCGTGCTGTGCGCGAAGTGGGGGAGCGCACGGTTCTACCGCGACAAGCTCGCGTACATCCTCGGGGAGGCGTGATGGCCGAGTGGGACATCGACTCCCTCGTCCGCATCCAGCAGGGCCTCAACGCGGCCTACGGCCCCGACGAGCCTCAGTGCGGCTGCCCGAAGTGCGGCGGCTACTGCGACCAGCCCGTCGACGGCGACAGCGGCGTCCTGTGCTCCGGCTGCTCGGTGTCCTGCCAGCCCTGGGCGGACGCATGAAGTGCGTGCTGGGCTGCCGGTGGGACGCCGGCATCGGCCTCATCTGCTGGAGACACCATGATCGGCTGGCTGACCTGCTCAACCCCCGCCAGACGGGCACTCGCTTCAATCCTGGCCGGCCGGACGACCCCCACGTCCACCCGTCCATCCCGGTCCTCTACGCCCAGCTGAGCGCCCAGAAGGGCCGGCACGGGATGGCCGAGATCGGCGGCGGGTTCGCCTCCTCGTCGCCCGCCGACGACCAGGTGCTCGTCCTCCGCGACCCCCGCTCCCGCGCCGAGCAGGCCGGGCCCGACGACGTCGAGCAGGCGCCCCGCCCGCCCCTCGTCGTCCTGCGCTCGCTCGCCGCCAGGGTCGATAGGCGTGCGCTCGACGGCCAGCGCCAGGCGGGTCCGCGTCAACCAGCGAGCGTCGAAGGGGTCGCCGAGTGGCTCCACGCGGCCGTCGGCTGGATCGCAGCCCAGGACTGGGTGGGAGAGGCCTGGGTGGAGCTTCGAGCCCTCAGCGGCCAGCTGAGGGCCGCGCTCGGGGATCCGCCCCCGCAGTCCGTCGGCACCTGCCGGGCCATCGTCGACGACGACGGCCACGAGGTCGGCGGGCAGGACCCGCGCGGCCGGTGGCGGTGCGCCGTCCCCCTCTACGTCCCCGAGCTGCCCCCGCGCGCCCCCGACGAGCCCATCCAGCTGCCCGAACTTCGCTGCGGCGGCTGCGGGCACCGGTACACCGGCGCCGCCCTCGTCCAGCTCGGCCGCGACCAACACCCCATCGCCTCATGAGGAGCACCGCCATGCCCCAACGACCCCAGAGTCCCGCCTTCAAGCTGTTCGTCCTGCTCGTCTCCACCAGCTGGCTCGGTGTCCTCGTCGCCGCGCTGTGGAGGCTCGACTGGCGGTGGATCCCCACCACGCTCGTCGCCGTCCTCGTCCTGCTGCTGCTCGGCGGGATGGTCGAGAACCACCTCCACGAGCGCGCCGAGATGCGGGAACTCGCCCGGCAGCTCGACGAGGCCAAGGGCAAGCCACGCCAGTGGGGCATGTGGCTGCCGCGCGACGAGGACCGGGAAGCACACCGGGCCGCGATCGCCGCCGAAGAGGAAGCGTGGCTCGGCGGGCAGGAGCAGCCCCGATGAGCGGCCGGATCTCGTCGCACTGCTCCGGCGGCGACTGCGTCGAAGTCGAACTCACCGCCACCCGCATGATCCGCGTCCGCTCCACCACCAACCGCGCCCAAGCTGCCGACTTCACCCCGCACGAGTGGGTGGCGTTCCTGGCCGGTGTGAAGACGGGCGAGTTCGACCTCGCGCAGCTGCGTGAGGACCTCGACCGGGTGCAGGCGTCCGTGCGGGAGGCCGGCTGATGTCCGGCGCCTGGTTGGAGGCGGTTGCCCACATCGCCCTCGCTGTCGCCCTGGTCTGCGGCATCGCCGTCGGCTGGGCGACCGCCGACGTCATCGAGTCGTTCAGGAGGAAGCTGTGACCCTGGACGAGGCCATCGAGCATCTCGGCATGCGCGACGCGACCCCTGACGGCGGTTGTTGCGACGAGGCGAAGCTGGCCGTCCTCGACGCCATCGGGCGGGTGCGGGAGGTGTGCACCGGGCGGTGCGAACTCGACCACTCGCGAGGGTGGATGGTCAGCGCTGTAGAGGTGCTGGCGGCGCTCGACGGGGACGGCCGCGGTTGAAGCTCCTGCACATGCCGGATGGGCGCAGCATCGGCGACACCAACGTCCTCGTCGCCCTCACAGCCCGCCCCGCGGCCACCATCCGCCGCCACTGCGAGCGCGAGCCCGACGGCTACGACGTCGCACGCTGTACCGAGGTGCTCGCCGACGCCGTCGACCCGATCGTCATGACCGCCCGCCAGGCCGAGCAGTACCTCGGCATCCCGTCCGGCACGGTGTACTCCTGGGCGGGCAGGAGGCAGGTGCGGAGCCTGGACCACACCGCGGAGGGCAGGCCGCTGTACGACGTTGGTGACCTGCTCCGACTACGCCAAGGAGACCAGCCGTGAGGGTCGGAGACCGTGAGTGGCGCGAGCGGTTCGACCGCGAACGCGCATCGTTCGACCGCATGTTCCGCATCGTGTTCCCCATCGCGCTCGTGCTCGGCATCCTCGGCGCCGTCGCGACGATCGTGCTGTACCTCGCCGGTGCAGCCTGGCTCTGGAGTCTGATCCCGTGATCGACAACTTCGTCCCGCAGCCCTACCCCCTCGAATGCTCCCCCGACGGCAGCACCTGGCACCTCGTGCTCGGCTGGCGCCAACACGACGACACGATCGCCCCAGTGATCGCACTCCCGGACGGCGGCACCGCGACGAACACGGTCGACGAGGACAGGCTCACCTACCGCCAGGCCCGGCCGCCCGCGATCACGCTGCGGCCCAGCCCGACCACCGCCCCGCGCGCCGTCGCCCCGCCGGCCGTGTCGGCGCGCCGAGAACGGGACTCGGCTTGATCACCCCCTGACCAGCGTGCAAGGATGCGCCCGGCCCCGTCTGCCCAGCGGACGGGGCTGACGCATGTCCGGGCCCTGGTCTAATCGGGTGGTCCTCGGAGATTTCCGGGGGCTGATGGGCCTCCCAGCACCTACAAGCCCGACGAGGGCGCACTACAACCCGCCGTCGGGGGTGACCGGTGCCCCGCAACCCCGAGAAGCGCAAATGCCGCGGCACCAACACCAGCGGCACCCGCAAAGGCCAGCCCTGCGGGAAGTGGGCGCTCAAGGGCGCCACCGTCTGCCGCACCCACGGCGGCGGCGCCCCACAGGTCCAGGCCGCGGCGAAGGCCCGGCTCGTCGAGAAGGACATCACCCAGGCCCTCGGCAAGCTCGACGTCCGGCCGGTCCACGATCCGCTCACCGCGCTCGCCGAGCTGGCCGGGGAGATCACGGCGTGGAAAGAGCTGGCCGCCGACCGGGTCGCCGCCCTCAAGGACCTCGCGAGCCGGAACTTCCTGTCCGGCAGCGACGAGGTGCACGCCGAGATCCAGGTGTACGAGCGCGCCCTCGACCGCACCGTCCACGTCCTCGCCACCATCGCCCGCCTCAACATCGACGAGCGCCTCACCCGCATCTCCGAACAGCAGGCCGAACTCGTCAAGACCGCCCTCATGGGGGCGCTGGAGGACGCCGGGCTACCTCGGGAGCAACAGAGGGAGGCGGCGGGTCACCTTGCTCGACGTCTTCGCCTCGTCGCTAGCTGACGCCCTCGACAACGACGTCAAAGCCGAGCAGTGGCGCGCCGACGGCCCCGGCTGGGTGCAGGACCGGCTCGGCGAATACCTGTGGTCTAAGCAGCGCGAGATCATGGAAAGCGTTCGAGACCACCGGAAGACCGCAGTGAAAGCCTGCCACGGGCCCGGCAAGAGCCGCGTGGCGAGCAGGATCGTCGCTCACTGGATGGAGACACACCCTCCAGGCAGCGTCAAGGTCGTCTCGACCGCGCCCACGTTCCCTCAGGTCGAGGCCATCCTCTGGTCCGAGATCAACGACGCCGCCGAGAAGGCCGCGGCTCGCGACCGACCGTTCTTCGGCCGTGTCCTTGCCACGCAGTGGAAGATCGGCAACAAGCTGATGGGGTTCGGGCGCAAGCCCGCCGACCACAACGTCCACGGCTTCCAGGGCATTCACGCCCCCCATGGCGTCCTCGTCGTAATCGACGAAGCCTGTGGAGTGGTGCCGCAGTTCTGGACGGCTGCCCAGGCGCTCATGAGCAACGACGACTGCAGAGTGCTCGCGCTGGGCAACCCGGACGACCCGGCCTCGAAGTTCGCCGAGATGTGCGCCGACCCTGAGTGGAACGTCATCACCATCAGCGCGTTCGACACACCGAACTTCACCGGCGAGTGGGTGCCGCCCGAGCTGTCGAAGGCGCTTGTCGGGCACCGGTACGTTGAGGAGATCCGTCGCGAGTACGGCGAAGAGTCCCCGACGTACATCTCGAAGGTGCTCGGCGAGTTCCCGCAGGACAGCGACGACGGCGTCATCCGACTCTCCGCGCTGCGCTCTTGCTGCCTGCCCGTCGAGACCCCACGCACCGAGACCGAGCTGACCCCCGTTGAGCTCGGCGTCGACTTCGGCGCCGGCGGCGACACCACGGTGATCCGCGAACGCCGCGGCATGGTCGTCGGCCGCACCTGGCGCACCGGCTCCCGCGACGGCATGCACGTCGTCGGCCTCGTCCTCCAGGCGATCCGGGAGACCGGGGCCACTGCGGTGAAGTGCGACGTCATCGGCATCGGCTACGGCCTCGTCGCCCGCCTGCGCGAGCTGGGGGAGAACGGCGCCCACGCCGCGAAGATCGTGCCGGTCAACGTGTCCGAGCAGGCGATCGAGCCGACCCGGTTCCTGCGGCAGCGCTCGGAGATCTGGTGGATGGGCCGGCAGCTGGCCGAGGACCGCCGCTGGGACCTGTCCGGGCTCGAGGAACGCGACCGCGAGCGACTCATCTCGCAGCTGGTGGCGCCGCACTACAAGCTCGACTCGTCGGGCCGGGTGGTTGTCGAGTCGAAGGACGAGACGAAGGAGCGGATCAACCGCTCCCCGGACGACGCGGATGCGCTGCTGCTGGCGTTCTACAACCCGCCGGGCAACCAGGCCGCGGCGTTGGACTGGCTCAAGCAGGCCAAACGCGCCGCCTGATGCGCGAGGACGGAGCTGCCCTGATGAACCCTCGCGACGCCGCGCTGTACATCACCCTGGGCGCGCTGGTGTGCATGGCCGTGATCATGTCCGTCACGACGGCCGTCGTGCTCAGCCGATGACGCCGGAGCCGAACGACGAGGCGCCCATGCCGACCGGTGACGCGTTCATCGACAAGTACAGCCGCAAGGAACTGATCAGCGGCCCCGACGATCCATCTCCGTGGGACCTGATCCAGGGCGTCATCCGACGTCGCAACTAGAGCGGGGGTGAGCATGGCCCGCCGCCGACGCAACCGCCGCCCCATCGAGAAGGCCCTCCCCGCCCAGCTCACCCAGGGCACCGGCGGCCAGGTCTACACCGCCGAACAGGTCGCCTCCCTGCTGCGCCAGCAGTCCGAGACCGGCCTCGCCAACCCGCTCCCCCGCGACAACTTCCCCTACACGTTCGGGCCCGGCATCCCGCTCATCCCGGCGCCGCTCGACCCCACCCGGCCCACCGGGCGCGCCGAGCCCCGCCTGTGGGAGTACCCGGTCACCTGGAACCTCCCAGGGACCACCACCGGCAGGCTCGTGCCGTGGGCGACCCTCCGCCAGGCCGCGCTCCTGCCGCTCATCCGCGACTGCATCCGCATCCGCAAGGCCGAAATCCAGGGCCTCGAGTGGGACTTCGGGCTGTCCCGCCGCGCCGTCGACCGCGCCCAGCGCGACCAGCCCGACGCCGGCCGCCTCGACGTCGAACGGCAGCTGCGCGAGCGCCTCGTCGGCCACATCGACCGCGCCGTCGACTTCTGGACCATCCCCGACCGCGGCAACGGCTACACCTTCGCCGAATGGATCACCCAGGCCCTCGAGGAGCAGCTCGTCCTCGACGCCCTCGCCATCTACCCCCGCTACACCCTCGGCGGCGACCTGTACGCCCTCGAGGTGCTCGACGGCAGCACGATCAAGCCGCTGCTCGACCACCGCGGCGGCCGCCCACAGCCCCCGCTGCCGGCCTACCAGCAGATCCTCTACGGCTTCCCCCGAGGCGAGTTCACCGCCGACACCAGCGACGTCGGCGGCGAGACCGTCGTGCCCGCGGGGTACACCGCCGACCAGCTGATCTACATCCGCCGCGAGGTCCGCGCCTTCACCCCCTACGGCCTCTCCCCCGTCGAGCAGGCCCTCTCCGACATCGACCTGTGGATGAAGCGCATCGCGTGGATCCGCGCCGAGTACACCGAGGGCGTCATGCCCGCCGGGTGGCTGGTCAACGAGCAGACCGGCAGCACAGCCTGGACCGCGGCGCAGATCGCCGAGTACGAGCGCGAGCTCAACGACTACTACTCCGGCAACACCGCCAACCGGATGCGGTACCGGGTCCTCCCGCCCGGCCTGCGACCCGACGACTCCGGCGCCGGTGACCGGCAGGCCGAGAAGTACAAGCCCGAGTTCGACCTGCACCTGCTCAAGCTGGTCGTCGCCCACTTCGACCTGACGATCCACGAGCTGGGCTTCACCGAGGCCAAGGGCCTCGGCTCCGACGGGCACGCCGAGGGGCAGGACCGGCTCAACGAACGCAAGGGCCGCGGCCCCGTGCTCCGCTGGATCGCCGAGCTCATCACCGACATGTCCCGCGCCCACCTCGGCCTCCCGCCCGAGCTGGAGTTCAAGTGGCTCGGCATCGAGGACGAGGACGCCCCCGAGGAGGAGGACCGCACCGCCACCCAGGTCGCGGCTGCG